AAATCGCAGCTGGTGTTACTAATACTATCAATGCGTATAATGCAAATGACTTGAGTCGCTTTGATGGCGTATTTAGATATTCTAAACTAAGCAAGTTGATTGATAATTCTGATCAGGCGATAACAAATAACATTACCACTGTATTATTACGCAGAGAATTGAATGTTCGCTATAATACTTCTGCGCAGTATATATTGAATATGATTAATCCAATTTGGAGTTCTGGTCAACCAGAAGAATCGTTTAGAAGTACTGGTTTCTATATTGCAGGTAGTGATGAATTGCATTATCTAGATGATGATGGAGTTGCGCATGTTCGTCTATATCGTTATGGCGCCAACGGTATTAAAATTATTGTAAATCCAACTATTGGTAATATTGATTATGCTAAAGGTGTAGTTGATATTAAAAACTTACACATTACTGCACTTGCTGATATTGACTTGGAAATCTCTATCCGACCTCTATCAAATGACGTAGTATCGGCATTAACACAAATCGCCCAAATTGCTAAAGATCACTTAGTAGTAACTGCGCTACCAGACCCAACTGCTTCTGGTGATTTGCGTGGTGGCTATAACTATACATTTACTTCTAGTCGCTCATAATGATTACAAGACCTAAAGTCTCATCAATAGTAGCATCTCAGCTACCTGAGTTTATCAGGGATGATTATCAAACATTCGTTGATTTCTTAAAAGCATATTACGAGTTTTTAGAAACAACACAGAAAGATCCTACTACATTAAGAGATATTGATAATACTCTTGATTCATTTATTACATACTTTAAAGATGAATTAGCAGCAAAGATACCATACTCAACTGTTGATGAGCGATTCTTAATATCAAGAATTAAAGATCTTTATCTTGCAAAAGGTAGCGAAGCGTCATATAAACTTCTCTTTAGAATTCTATTCAATAAAGATATTACCATTAACTATCCATCTACTCAGATGCTACGTGCTTCTGACGGTAAATGGAATCAAGACGTTTCAATTTTCGTAAAAATTCTTATTGGTTCTCCGCAAGATATTGTTGGTAAATTAGTAGACGTTGTTACTCAATCTAAAGTAGTTCGTGTTCTTGTTGATCGTCGTCAATATGTTGAAGTTGAAGTAGATCGCGCAATTAGAATTTCTGATGATACGTATGAGTTTATTATTGATCGTCGTTTCTTTGGTAATATTTCTGTTGGTGATACTTTACGTTATCTTGACAGTAATAATAATTTAGTGTTTAATGGTTTAATTTTACCAACAACATCTTCATTAAAAGTTGAAGCACCTGGAACTGGTTTTAAAGTAGGAGATCTTTACAACATTAATAACTTCCAAGGTTACGGAAGTATTATGAAAGTTTCTGCTGTAAATTCCACTGGTGGTATTACTCAGGCTCAATTTATTAAATATGGTACTGGATATACTACAGATTTCTCATCTTCAATTGTTTCACAGAAGGGTCAAGATACTGCATCAACTGAGGGTGTTATTATTTCCCGTGTTGATAGTTTCTTACCTCCAGCATTTAAATCTGTTGCGTTGGGTATTTCAGAAAGCACATATGGTTTCGCAGAAAGTGGTTCGTTAAACACTGCTGATTATAACTTACCAACAAATTCAGTTTTAACTGGAACGCTTACTGCCACAAATGGTAGCGCAACAGTTACTGGTGTTGGCACATTATTTACAACTCAAGTTGAGTTTGGTGACTTCTTAACACTTGGTGGTGTTCAATATAAAGTTCAAAGTATTGCTAGCAATACAAGTTTAACTCTTGTTTCTAATTTTACAGGAACAACATCTAGTTCTTTAACATCTGTTAATAACCTAAGACCAGCAGCTATTGATGGCACATATGCTGGTTTAACTATTCGTGAATTCGGGATTAGTTCTGCTAACTCAGTTGCAACTACAACAACTCCTGCTATTGTTAAAGTATCCCTTGGACCACTTGCTAAATATCCAGGGTACTATGTTAATAATGATGGTTTCTTGGATGATGCTATTTACATTCAAGATAGTAATTATTATCAAGCATTCTCATATGTTATTAAGATTGACCAATCTTTAAATACATATAAAACCATTGTTAAGAATTTAATTCACCCTGCTGGTATGGCAGTCTTTGGTGAATATGATTTGCGTAATGAATTTACAATTCAGACTGCTATTGAATCTCTAATTAAGATTCTTTCTATTACAGCAGCAGACTCAGTAGTATCAGGAAATACCCTAGAGATTAAACATATCTCTAAAACTCTAAACTCAGTAGTATATGATCATTATTTGAATAATGGTACAACTCTTGATACTGATACAGTAGGTACAGTTGACTTTACTGGAACATTACTAAATAGAACATTACCGTACTTTGAATCAACTAAACCTCTTGGCTCTCATAAAACATATGCCAATGCTGATGAAAATTCTACAGTTTCCCCAACTGACTCTGGCGGACAAATTTTATTTAACCCATACGTTGAGGCTGGGTGGTTTTTAAACGATACTGGTTCTTACGTTGGCGAACCAACAACTTTCTAATTAAGGAGATATTATGAACTTAAACGATACATTCAAACCAACTGGCGAACTTGAGATAGTTGTTCGTGGACCAGATGGTAACATTAAAGAAATCCGTAAAGCAAAAAACTTAGTAGTTTCTGCTGGTAAAACATACATTGCTTCTCGTATGGTAGGAACTTCTTCTAACATTATGTCACATATGGCTATTGGTACTGGTACTGCAACACCTGGAGCATCTGATACTGCTTTGGGTACTGAGGCTGGTCGTGTTACTTTAGCGTCTGGTTCCAACTCTGCCAATGCTATTACTTATACTGCAACATTCCCAGCTGGTACTGGTACTGGTGCTATTACTGAAGCTGGTGTTTTAAATGCGGCATCTTCTGGTACTATGCTATGCCGCACAACATTCCCTGTAGTTAACAAAGCAGCTGGTGATTCTATCGCTGTTACATGGGTAGTTACAATCAGCTAATTGGAAATCTAAATGTCATCATTACTAAAATCTCCGTTAGACAATTCTATTGCTGACGCAGTATATAATGAAATCCAAAATCGTAGTGCACGTTATTACTACTTTTTAGGTAAAACTATTCGTTGGACAGATGAGGCAGTTCCTCCATATCCAATCGATAGTTTCAATTACGATCTACAAACTCGTAATGAAATAATTACCATGAAGGAACTTAACTCTACCGATGTGGCTTTCGTAATCCCTAGAGTAGATTGGGTAACTGATCAAGTTTGGGATATGTATGATGATCAATACTGTACAGAAGTTCAAGGTATTAACTTAATTACTGGTGGTTATGGGTATTCTTCAGTGCCAACAATTACTATCAGTGGTGGCGGAGGTACTGGTGCTTCAGCTTCTGCTGTTCTTAGTAATGGTAGTATTATTGCTATTACATTAAACTCTCGTGGTATCGGTTACACAGCTAACCCAACAGTAACAATTTCGGGTGGTGGTGGTTCTGCAGCTACTGCTACTGCAGTTGTTAACATTGCTCCATCTGGCGCCCAGCGTTTAGAAGACACTAACTGTTATGTTTTAACTGATGATTACAACGTATATAAATGTCTTGATAATAATAACAATTCAGTTTCAACTTATAAACCAGTTGGTACTGTTGTAGATCCAGTTATTATGCCAGATGGATATATGTGGAAATATTTGTATAGTATTCCAATTGCTCTGCGTAATAAATTCTTGACTGACGTTTATATGCCAGTTGTTAACTCTATTCGTTCGCAGTTCTATTCTGGTGGTGAGATTTTAAATATTAAAATTGACAACGCTGGACAAAATTACAGTTTCGCAAATATTACAGTTGCTGGTGACGGATATAGAGCATCTGATCCATTGCTTCTGAAATCATTAACTCTTTCTGCTGGTGGAACTGGTTATACTTCTGGTGCTACATTAACTATTGCTCCTCCATTTAATGGAGCTAATGCTTGGAGTGCTGGTGTTGGTATTCTGCTTGGTCAGAAAGTAGAATATTTAAATAATATGTATGAGTGTACTGTGTCAGGAACTACTGCTTCTCCTGGACCTAATCATAAATCTGGCATCGTTGCAAATGGAACTGCTGGTTTAAAATACATTGGAACTAGAGCAACTGGAACATTAACAACCAGTGGTGGTGTAGTTACAGGTTATACTTTAAATGGTTCTATTCTAGATATTACAATGACCAGTGGTGGTATTGGATATTCTTCTGCTCCAACATTGAACATGACTGGTGGCGGTGG